AAGGATAGACCAGGAAGACTGCGGATGCTGCTGCAACAGGTGCAGAGTATGCAACACAGATCCAAGGACGCATACCTAGACGGTAGGACAATTCCCACTCACGACCCATATAGCAGAAGACGCCAATAAGGAAGTGGAAGACAACCAACTGATAAGGACCACCATTGTAGAGCCATTCATCGAGAGAGGCTGCTTCCCAAATGGGATAGAAGTGGAGACCGATTGCGTTAGACGAGGGGACAACTGCACCAGAGATGATGTTGTTGCCATACATCAGAGATCCTGCAACAGGTTCGCGAATGCCGTCAATGTCCACAGGGGGAGCAGCGACGAAAGCGGTGATGAAGCAGATGGTTGCTGCAAGCAGCGTTGGGATCATCAGGACACCAAACCAACCAACATAAAGACGGTTGTTTGTGGACGTAACCCAGGAGCAAAATTCCTCCCAGGTAGAAGCGCCTTGCTGGCGCGAAAGAGTTGAACTAGCCATTTTAATTAAACAAAAAGTAAGACCATCAGGGAAATGGTGGAGTTACTATTCCTCGCCACCCTTAGACGAGGTATGAGAGACGTGTTTTGACACCCTAGAGGTCTCGGTTTACGGGGTGTTGGACGAATGTGCTTAACATTTGTTTACCTATTTATTATACAGGAGGGTCGGTTTTCCGTCAACCCTAGAAAGATAAGCATTTGTGCTCAAGGGACAACGTTGTCCAACCAGTTGCGAATGTTGTATGAATTCCACTGACTGTAGTGCTCTGGATTTTCATTTAAGTATTTTAAATCATGACTCTTAGCGTAGTCCACATTCCATTTAAAATCAGAATCCATCTCAAACGGTAAAGACTTTGCATACTCCCAGAAAGGGGAGTCATACTTTGATCCAAATTGATAGTGCCATAAAAGAAATTTTTCGATTCCCGTCATCTCTTCACTAACTTTTTGATCTACTAGATGAGGACTGAAATTAAACATAGTTCTGTGAGCAGTTGCTCTCATAATGTATAGATACATACCCATCGATGATGCCTCTAGAGGCTCAATAAATCCATATCTATTTCCATTGAGTATAGTTTTTTCTCCAGACCAAACACTCTTTGCTCTATAGTTTTTAAAGTTTAATGTTTTAGTTGGACTGACACCAAACATTGCTCTCAAATTAAATTCTGCGAGCTCTGTGCTAGTAACTGTACTGTTATAAAGATACCCGTAAGAAGTGCTGTCGTGATTTGGAATGACAAAAGTCCACCCATCAGGTGTTGCTACACATCTTGTGTAAATGAGAGTGGGATCTACCTCTTCAGATCTACCAAGGACAACAGCATTTAAAGGATTAGTAAGTGTTTGATACTCAGTATAATCTATCTCAGATCTTCCTCGGCAATCATATATCCAGTCAGCATCAATCTCTTCTTCGGGATTAGTAATATATTTTTCAGTGACTTTAAATAATCCACAATTCAATAAAAAGTCAGAAAGCAAACTAGGTATAAAATGCATACCAACCGAATCCATAGAGAATCCATGGAAGAAGTTGTGGTTTTTCTTTCCCCAGTTTTCATAACTAGCACCAGTTTTTATTGTTGCTTTTACTGGATTGTCATACCAAGTCCAACCAAATGAATCAAAGAAAATTCTCGGCACAGTCAATACTGTTGCTTGCCCAACAGGTTCTATATTGACTTTGGGATCATGATAGATTTCAATCTCACAATCATTTTTAAACTCATGATAATAACCAGCTGCTGTTAAAGAAGCAGCTGTGCCAGATCCAATAATTGCTATCTTCTTCATGCGTAAATTAACTTCTTAGTATATTGATATGCATAGACTTCTCTTTTACCTTTGATTCCCCAACCCAACCAGTAATATGCTGGGACCATGTATTGACTGACTGTCTTACCATTGCCCTCAAACTCAGGCAGGTAACGTTGAAATACAGATTCGTTAATCATGTAGGAAGTTTGTCCTTCAAGACTAGAAGGGTCCATGTTATAACGCTCAGTAAACTTACCAAGATTATTATAGCGACCTAGGCTGGTCCACTGAATAAGACCATAACCCCCGCTATGACAATCGCTGTAAGAAACTCTAGCCCCTCCCTCGCATATGTTGGCACGGAAGTTAGACTCCTGTTTGATGTTTCCCATAATCGTAGCAAGAGCATTACGATCGGTGATTTTGGTTTTTGCTTGTAGTTCTTTGAGGACATACTGCTCTTCTGGGGAGCAATCAGGACACTTCCAAGTCGCCTGATAATGCTCAACAACAATGGGTGTAACTTCTTCTGAGATAGAAGGTGCTTCAGGCAACGACATAAGGAATGGTGCCAATGCGACAGTCGCTGCTGCTGCCATCACTGTACTAGTCATAACTTTCATCATAAGACTCCCACAGTCTACAACATAAAAAACGGGGCGTCAACTGGATTGTGCCAGTTACCCCGTTGTCATGCGACGACGATATTCAATTTTATTTAGGTCACCAAATGCCAGGAATAATCTGACCTGTGGTTGCATAAGATCCAATTGCTGCGACCACACCGAGCATTGCTGCCCAACCGTTAATACGTTCTGCTTTTTCAGTCATTGTTTTTCTCCTCTAGTGTTTTATTAAAGATGATGACACGTTTGCCATCGTGGGTAAATTGTAACTCATCATCAGGATGCCACAGTAGCTCTTCATACAAATCGTCGAGTTTCTGGATATCTTCCCAGAGTTGATTTGAATTATTCATGGTGTGAATTCCTGGTCTATTCTAATTTGAATGTATTTAGATCGTGCTTTAGTTGCACAGGTAACTACATAACCTGCATCAATTTCTTCTTGGGTTAACAAATGCCGTTTTTCATCCTTAACGTTTCCTTTTTCTAGAATGCCTAGACACTTTTTACAATCACCTGTCTCACAACCATGAGTAACTTTAACACCAACTCTATTAGCTTGCTCAGTAATAATATCTTCTGGTTTACAGAAAATCATGTTACTACAATCAACAATAGATCGATCTTGATAAGTGAAAGTCACTTCACAATCACCATAGGTATTAGTAGATAAGTTGCTGACATGCTTTTCTAGTGCTTCTCGATATTCAATGTATCCAGGGTCGGATGTATCGATATCATTTTCTTCGGCATACTTTTCAAGTCGTTTAAGAGAGTCTGACGGATCCATAAATTATAAATCTCTATTTAGATAACACCGAAGAATAGTTTACCAGTAAATGCATAAGAAAGCAACGCTGCTACAAAACCCATCATTGCCGTGCGACCATTCAATTTTTCTGCTCGCTCAGCATAAGTTTCATAACCATAACGCTCAGCATCAGTCTTAGAGACATACATTTGCGGTTCTTTGGCAAACATATTCTGTTGCCCAAACTCATTTGTAGTAACAGTCATCAGATTTGTAACGATTTACAACATAATTATATAGCAATTGTAAAGTTTTGTCAAGAGTGTTAACGATTACAATCTTTTATCATACACATGAGAGGACTTGAACCTCCACTTCTTAAGAAACTGGTACCTAAAACCAGCGCGTCTACCGATTCCGCCACATGTGCTAGTCTGATTTTGACTGGACCAGAAACCAGGCGGGTGTAACCCCATCCGCACCACTCACTCTTTGAAGAAGTGAGAAACTTTATAGGAATATTTTTCCCATAGTTTTTCGTAGAAGTAATAGATTATTGTATAACCAATATTAAGCACAATAGAAGTACTCAATGATCCAGTTACAATCCATGCAAATAACATGGACAGAATACGATAACCAATTGACTTTGCAAATACCATAGAAAAAATACCATCCCGACCAGGGCAGATTTTAACGTGTCTCCGTCACGGGCATATTAGGGATGACTCCACCAGGATTTTTTGCGTCTCTCCATGACGGGGTGGGGACGCTAGTCCCCCATGCACGCCACCAATTTTTGACAGGAAATTGGAAACCTAAACGTATAAGTTTCTACCTTACGTTGACAAACCATCTAGTTTATAGTCTATTGGCAAAGACTAGTCAGGACGATACTCCTGACTTTTATAATCTCCAAAACTAATTACATCATCACCAAGGGAGATAGTATCTGTTGCATAAGGACCAGAAGGAATATTCATATAGTCCATAGCATCATCAAGAGCGTCTAGTTTGAAAGAAAACTTAGTTTCCTCTGGCAATTGACGATCGATTGCTTTCATGCCTTGATAGTGACGCCAGATCTCACACTGGAGAGCAGGATCAACGTTGTTTTCCATGGCGTCTTTGACGCATTCTTCAAGTGCTTTGATTGCTTTTTGATAGGAGGTCATGCTTTTACTCGATCACGTACGTAACAGGGGACACGATCAGGGTCTAACCATTTCGTGTATTCAAAGTCTTCCATGGCAATCAGAAGTTGCATCTGATTGTCTAGAAGATACATGTCTTTATACCGTTTGGTATAATAGTCTTGCTTCTGGATTCGGTAGTCAGGACACCCGTTTTCGAGTGTCCCAACCGAAACATAACGATAAGGAGATCGCTCTAGGAGCACTTTCACATTAGACATAATTTAGGTTTAGGTCAGTTTCAAGTTTAGTTAAGAGGATATCATAATCCTCATCTACATCACCGTAAAAATCAACACCTTTCTCCTCATAATGTTTCACAATCTTATTATAAAGGTTAGGATACTCGATGTCAAGTGTCACCTGTCTTTCAATGGCATCCCAAAGAATGTCAATGGCAGACGAGAATTTTTGTGTTGTAGTCATAGACTTATACCTCTATCGGACCTAGTTTGCCCCGAAGGGCAACGGGTCAGGCAGGATTCGAACCTGCGGCCGACTGCTTAGAAGGCAGTTGCTCTATCCGCTGAGCTACTGACCCAAGCGGTAGTCTCGTCAGATTCCAATTCCAATTCGGCAGCAGCGTGCAACTGGTCAATGAAAATGTCCAGAAGCACATCGTTGATGTCGTTGAATTCTTGGTCCATTGGAATCCCTCTTGACTACCCTGTAATTATAACAGACCCATCAGCAAGGGTCAAGGGGTGTGGTCAGTTTGGAAATAGTCTTTTCGCATGTACCTACCCAGGATGTTTGAGTTGTAAAACGCTGGTGTGCCATCGTCAAATGCCTCCGTAAGTACATTGTTTAGAAATAGTTGTCGGGTCTCTTCAAAGTTTGTGAGTCCCTTAGATTTATGTAGGCTTAATATGTCACGTCTAAAGGCGAGATTCCCGATCCTCTTACGTTCTTCAGTAAGTTCAGCAGAACTTCCGTAGTATTT